TCGGAGCCGACACCCGGCAGCGGCGGCATCTCGGCGACGAGTTCAGCGAAGTCGCGCAGGTGGACCTCGACCCGTGGGCTGTGGCGGCGGATGGCGACCAGCCGCTTGCAGCCGCCCTTGTGGTAGAGTGATCCCGCCACCCGGATCGGCTGGTGCGCCGAGCGGAAGTGGGTGTCGCCGCCGACCTTGACCGCGATATCGCCGCGCAGCCGACAGAGAAGCGCGATGTCCTCGCCCTCGGCCGGTTCGCTCAAGCGCCACCAGACATGCAGCTTGTCGAGACCGTCCGACGTCCGGCCGCCGCTTTCGACGAGCAGGGTCGGCTCGCCGAGATGCCGGATGAGATGATCGAGCTTCGCGGCGATGTCGCCCGCATCGAGATCGACGAGAACCGTCTGCATTTGAAGGACATCGGCGGCCTTGGCCTTGCCGGTCTCGGCGACCGTTCCCGGCACCACATAGAAGGCCGCGCCCTCGCGCGCCGCCCAGCCGGCGAAAGCGACCGCTTTCTCTAGCAGGCTGTCGCCGATCTGGATCCAGGTGTTGTGGGGGCGGCCGTCGATACCCTGACCCTTGTCGACGAACCCGCGCAGCGGCACCCAGCCCTCGCAGTAACCGAAGACGACATCGAGAAAGCCGGCGATCTGATCGGGATCCGGCTCGATGTCGAAGGGATCGGCCTGCAGCGCGGCGTCGTTGAAGTCGCGCCAGGCATCGAGGGAGACGACCTTGTTCTCGCTCATGCCGTCAGCCTCCAGCAGCGATCCGCCCACGGGCACATCCGGCACTCGTGGAAATCGCGCGTCACGGCGATGCGGGGCAGTAGTTCCCCTCCATCCGTCGCCTGAAGGATCCGCACGGCGCGGTCGCTCATGCGCTGGGCCAGCCCTGAGTCGAACGGCACAAGTTCGTGGTGGAGTTCGGCGGTGTCCTTGTTGATGGCGGTGAACAGCGCCGGATTGTCGGAGATGCCCGGAACCTGCGCTTCCATGTAGGCTTGGTAGAGGGCGATCTGAGACGCGTAGATGGGCTTCGCCACGACCACACCCTTGGCCACGGTCTCGCGCCAGTTCTTGGCGTTCATCGTCTTGCATTCCCAAAGCGCAGGAACGCCGATGCCCAGCGGCTGGGGAACGGCGGCGATGATCCCGTCGACATGACCGCGGATGCGGCCACCAGCGACCGAGAAGCCGAATTGCTCACCGTCCGCACGGTTGCCCTTGCGGGTGTAGAGATCGAACCCAGCACCGCGCAGCCAGCGGATGGCGAGGTCTTCGAGCGCGTGTCCGATCTCGAAGATCCGCAGTGTCTGGCCCGAGAACCCTTGGCCGTCATCCGTCGGAGCGCCCGCAAACTCCAACTGAAGGGCACGTTCGCAGGCATGTCCGAGCCGGGAGCCGCCGAGATAGGTCCTCGGCGGGATCGCCGCGCGTTCAGCCACGATCACCTCGTCGATGACCGCGTTGAGGCGTTCGGCGCAGGTGGGGCGGTGGTTGTAGTCGAGCATCAGAACGGCACCTCCGCCTCGGTGTTTGCCGCCATGGCATGCATGGCGTCCTGGAAGCCGCCGACGGCGACCTCGATCAGCGTCAGCACCTGCGCCTCCGAGAGATCGGAAAAGCGCGCCTGCCAGCCGATTTCCTCCATGATTTCGGCGACCGGCTTCATGGCGGCGCGGATCGCCGCCTTCTCCTGTTCGGTGAGATCAACCATGGCCCAGCGCTCCCGCGCCAAGCGCGTCCAGAAGCCTTGGCAGGCCATCGAGCAGAACCAGACCGAGGGGCGCGGCTGCTTCGACCGCACCGGGTCGAACCAGCCAAAGCCACGGGTGGGTCGTCGGCAGACAGCACAGAGCGTTCCACGCGGATGCCATTGCCGCAGCGGATCGCAAGCTGAGCTGACCATGCGCGTCCTCCATCATGCTGCCCTCCCGATGACCGCCTCGGGCGCGGTTTCGGCAGCCCCGAAGACGAGGGAGCGGATGGCATCGCGGTTGAAGCGGAAAGCGAGCAGCGCCGATGCCTGGTAGCGGGTGAGCCCGAAGTCCTGCCGGTACTCCGGCGGCAGAAAGGCAAGCTGCCGGTCGGTCGGCGGCTGATTCAGCCAGCGGCGGGTCTTGTGGGCGCTCTCGTCGCTCTCATGCTCGTTGAGCCAATCGTCAGCTGCGGCCAGGCAGACCGTGCGCTCGCCCATCGCCAGCAGATGCGGCCGCTGCTTCTGCAGCCCCCCGATGCCGTACCACCGGCCGTTCAGGAAGAAGACGCCGCCCCAGGCGTTGAAGCCGTTCGCGATGAGCGCGGCATCGTCGCCGAAGAGATCGCACCAGCGGAAACTCGACCGCTTCAAAAGGTCGATCTCGGACATCACGAAGTCGCCGAGCGGGGTGATCTCGCCCGCGTCCTCCCGTTCCCAGAGATGACCGCACAACGGGCATTCCGTCGTGGCTAGCGGCACGATCGCGCCGCAGTCCGGGCAATCCTTGGTCGGCGCTTCGCCGGTTGGCTCGTGGCCGTTCAGATCGACGTCCTGTTCCAGCGATCCGTGCAGCAGGGTCGAGGTGCCGAAATCGAGCACGATGCAGTCGGTTTTGACGATGCCCGGATGCTCCTCGGGCGAGATCGTGCGCAGGCCGCGGCCGACCATCTGGATCATGGTCGATTTGTAGGAGCTCGGTCGCAGCAGCACGACGCAGCTCGTCGGTGGGTGATCCCAACCCTCGGTCAGGACCGCGACATTGACGACGACCCGCAGGTCACCGGCGGCATAAGCCGCGAGCGTCGCCTTGCGGTCGGTGTCGGCCATGTCGCCGTGGATCAGCCCGGCAGCGACGCCCGCCGCATCGAAAGCGGCGGTCACGTTGCGTGCGTGATCGACCGTCGAACAGAACACCGCCGTCTGGCGCTCGCCCGCCTTCTCCCGCCAGTGACGGATAACCGCTTCGGTGACTGGCGAACGGTTCATGATCGCGTCGACCTCGGCCATGTCGAAATCGTCGGCCGTGCGGCGCACCTTGGTGAGCTGGTCCTGGACGCCGACATCGATGACGAAGGTGCGCGGCGGCACCAGATGGCCGGAGGCGATCAGGTCGCCGATCCGGATCTGATCGGCCACGTTCGAGAACACCGGGCGCAGACCGCGCTTGTCACCCCGGTTGGGCGTCGCTGTGACGCCGTAGATCCGGCATGTTGGATTGCGCTGCAGCGCGGTGTCGATGATGCGGCGATAGCTGTCGGCGGCCGCGTGATGCGCCTCGTCGATCACCAGGAGGTCGAGCGTGGGCAGTTGGTCGAGATTACCGGTACGCGCCAGCGTCGGCACCATCCCGAAGGTGACCTGTCCAGCCCACGACTTCTCCTTCGCATCGACGACCGAGGTCGTGATCTTCGGATTAACCCGACCGAACTTGCTGCGGTTCTGAGCGGTCAGCTCGTCGCGGTGGGCGAGCACGCAGGCCTTGGCGCCCGTGCTCTTCGGGGCTTCGCCGACCATGCGCCCGACGACGCCCGAGAGCATGATCGTCTTGCCCGCTCCGGTCGGGGCGACGCCGAGGGTGTTTCCGTGTTCGCCGAGCGCGCGGACGCTACGCTCGACGAACTGTTTCTGGCGGGGGCGCAGCAGCATGGCGTGCCCCTCACTGTGCCCAGGACGGGCGCACGCCCGGCTGCGGCATCGAGGACTGGGAAGGCTGAGGCTGAGGCTGCTGCGGCTGCGGCTGCGTCAGCGCCATCGTGCCGGCCACGCCCATGATGGCGGCATACTCCTTATGATCCGGCGTCACCGCCGTGCGGATCTCGTTCTTCTCATCGCCATTGGTGTCCGTGCCGATGTCGATCTTTGCGACGAACTCGAGCCCGTCGAGATCGGCGAACCCGCTGATGCGGCGGGCGGCCTGCGCCTGGGCGGAGTTGTCCTTGTCGGAGATGCCGCGAGCCGAGTTCAGCATGCCGCGCACGAGGCTGCGGCCCATGTTCGCCCAGTCCGGCCCCTTCGGGCTGTAGAGCCCGATCAGGGTGAAGATCTTGCGCCGGGCGTAGGGCCCTTCGAGAACCGTGAACTCCCCCGAGAGGTAGACCGAACCGGTCGTCCCGCGCGTGGCGTATCCGCCGGTCCAGCCCTGAGCCGGATCGTCGAATCCGCCGGGGCGGATGGTCAGGCGCACCTTGGCCAGTGTGCCCTTCGGGATGATGTTGGCGTTCTGCTTGGCGTCGTTGAAGTCGTTCCAGGATCCAGACATGACTGGGGTCTCCTTGTTCAGGCGTTTTCGGAATGGGTGGGGGCGTCGGGGGCCGGGGCCGTCGCGGCCGCGGACGGGCTGCGATAGGCCAGGCGCTCGGAGGCGGGCTTCACGGGCCCGCGGATCTTCGCCATCAGGCGGCCGAGATGCGGTTCCTCGATCAGATCGAGACGGCCGGAGCGGTCCTTCGCGGGGAAGTTCCACGAATTGATCGTCTGGCAGACGAAGGCCCGGTACGGCGTGCCGGACTCGTCCTTGATCTCCGCCATCGTCAGGACTTCATCGACGATGCCCGGCAGCTCCAGACCGGTCTTCGAGCCATCGATCTGTGGCTGGAAGATGCGCCGATTGAAGTCGTCGAGCTTCTCGTCGAGGATCCCGACGAACCAGACGTTCTTCGCCCGCGTATGCTGGAGATGCGTGAGCCACGCGATCATCTCGCGGCCATGCAGGCCGTAGGCGCCGCGGACATCGGGCTTGCCGGTCTTGTCCGAGAAAGCCTCCGGCTGTCCCTTGCACCATTGGAAGCAGAGCCGCCCGGCGACGGTGATCGAGTCGACGAAGATCGTCGGATAACGATCGAGAACGGCCCGCTCGCCGAAGCGTTCGCACACCGCGTCGAAGTGCGCCTGGCTGTAGGGTTGATCATCCCGCAGCGCCGGGTTGGCGCCCCCGATGAAGACCGCGAAATCGCGGCATTCGGCCCAGGTGCGCGGCCGGACGCTGTCGCCGGACCATCCCTCGATGGCGAGGTCTCCCGCTTCCAGATCGATGAACAACGTGGTGGCGGGGTCGAGCGTCCAGAGAAGCGAGGTCTTGCCGATCCCGGACTTGCCGAAGATCGTGCCCTTGACCCCGCGTTGTTCCGCAAGACGCTGATCGGCCGAAATGATCGGGAGAGCCATCACTTGCCTCCCTTCGCCGCGATCAGGGCGTCTATCGCGATGTCCGCACCCAGTGCACCGGCCTTGCGGGCCTCGTCGTGAAGGGTGCGCACCGCGTCGATCTCGCGGTAGAGCGCCGACGCGTGCTCGTTCAGCCCGATGAGTGCGAACGCCAGGTCGTCGATCGAGGCAGTCCCGACCGGCTTGACGGTCTCGTTGCGGCGGTCCCCGATGGCCGGCACCCGGATGGTCTCGGGCAGCTTGTCCAGCCCGTAATGCTGCTCGCGGAGCACCGCGAGCTTCTTCGTGATGCTCATGACGTCACCTCGTTGGTCAGGGAAAGGCGGAAGCTGGGCTTGCCGGTGCGGACGGTGCGCGCGCTTTCGAAGGCGGAGCGGATGAGGGTCGGCCAGGCCGCGAACTTGCGCTCGGGCACCTTGATGGCGACGTCGACGTATTCGGCGGGGTCGTCGCCCTCGGCCCGCATGCGTTCGACGAGGGCGGCAAGCTTGTCCTGGTCCCAGTCCACACGCTTCGGCAGGTCGGCGATCACGGTGACCGTGCCGTCGTCGAAGCGGATGGTCCCGGTGTCCTTGCCGGCGGCCTGGCGTGCCGCGTGGGCACGATCGCCGTACTTAAGCGCGACGGCTCCATCGAGCCAGTCGCAGATCATCTTGGCGCGACGCAGGGCGTCGGCGGCCTCGTCCTGCAGCAGGGCGAGCTGTTCGGCTGGCAGAGCGGCGATGTCGCCGACGGCCATGCGCCGGAGCTCATCGAGAGAGATGTGGTTGGAGATCGTCATCACCGCCCCCTCACGCCGCTGGCTTGGCGGGGGTGTCGGCGGTGCTCGCGCGGATCTGCTCGCGCTCGTACTCCTCGACGTCTTCGAGGCGGTACACCACGCGACCGCCGAGCTTGACGAAGCGCGGGCCTTCGCCCGTCCAGCGCCACCTCTCAAGCGTGCGGTGAGAAATGTTCCAGCGCGCAGCCAGGTCGATCTGGTTGAGGTGTTTCGTAGCCATCTGTGTCTCCTTGGGTTCCTGTCGAAAACCTGCGGAGAGGATGGCTGCCGGGCGGGTAGGAGCCGGGGAGGAGCCAGGTAGGGCTCAAGGTAGGAGTCGGGAAAGCCGGCTCAGAAATTAAAAAGCCGCCCCATCGGGCGGCCTGGCAGTCGAGAGATTTCAGGGCATCAGAGGAACAACCAACAGCGACCATTCTCCTCCCTGATGAATTCACGAAATTCAGGTCTCCCGGAGAAAGCCTTTGCCAGCGTGTTGACGCTGGTGCTGTATCCGGCGCTCTCCAGAACCTCGGCGGTCAGAAGTTCCGGATGACCAGATTTCCAGGCCTCATACAGTTGCCGAATGATTGCGCGCTGTTTCGATCCAGAGAATGCATGCCGTGTTCCGCGAACCGTGAGGGATGCGCCGTCGGCCGCCATGGTGATCAGGTCGTCGTTCAGCTGTGAGCCTGCCGCAACACGGGCGGCCAATAGGTCGGGAACGACAGCAAGACCGTTGTGATCGGCGACATCTCGAACGGCGATCAGCGCATGACCGAGGTGCACGTCAGTCGGCAGGCGATTGCCAGGCGTGAAGCTTAATACCAACTCCCTGTAAGGGTGACTCACGGGGGGGATTCCTCTGGCGGCGTGGATGTGATTCATCATGGCGACCAGAAGGAGGTTTGCCATGGCTGCGCCGATTGCCCTGCGCCCCGATTTCACCGC